GCGTGAAATACGCCAAGCCCCTGACCAAGACTGAGCGCGACCAGAACTTCAACGTGAACGGACTGGTCGCCGGCAAGGACTACGTGGGCGGGCGCTTTCGCGGGAACTGGCAGTTTTCTATCGGATCACCAGTTGATGGCGTTATTGATCAGATCGACCCAGCTGGCAATGTCACGCTCGCCAAGCTGAAGCTTCAGGTCGAGCAATTGAGCATCGGCGAAACGGCCTACATCGTGAACAATCTTCCTTACGGCGTGCCATTGGAATATGGGCATTCGAAGCAGGCGCCAGGCGGCATGGTTCGAATCACCCTGGCTCGCTTTCAACAGATCGTCGATGAAGCCATCAGGAACAACCAGGTATGAGCCACAACATCATCGCCTCGATATACGAGGCCAAGCTGATCTCCTGGGCGAAGGCTTTGCCGGCACCACTGAAGGTCGTCGTCGAGAACGAGGCTTATACGCCCGTCGACGGCGCCATCTATCTGAAGGCCTTCACGCTGCCGGCCGATACCGCAAGCAACACGCTAGGCGGCGACCACAAGCTGTACACCGGCGTGTTTCAGGTCAGCATCGTGACGCCGTCGGGCAAGTACCGCGGTGCGGCCGGTGCGCTGGCGGACCAGATCGCCGCGCTGTTCCCGCTGTACGAGCGGAACACCAAGGGTGCGCTGACCGTCATGACGATGACGCCGGTTGATCCAGGCCCCGGCATTCCAGACGACACCACCTATACAGTGCCGGTTTCGTTCTTGTACCGAGCCGACACCATCTGAATTAGCCCGTTGGGCAAACCCAGAACCCGCCATTGAGCGGGTTTTGTCATTTCTGCAAAGAGGAAACCCCCATGGGCTACAAACTCCCGAATGGTGCGACGTTCGAGCATGCCGCTACCTACGCCGCTCCGCTCTCGTTCACCGCCATCTCCAACGCCTCCGAAGCTATTTGCACCACCGTAGGCGCCACCCTGGTTACCGGGGACATCGTGCAAATCGCTTCTGGTTGGACGCCCCTCAACGGCAAAGTGGTCCGCGTCAAGACAGCGACAGCGACCGCGACCACCCTGGAAGCGATCGACACCACCAGCACTCAGATCTTCCCTGCCGGCTCCGGCGCGGGCACGCTGACGAAGGTACTGACTTGGGCTCAAATCCCTCAGATCACCGATGTTGCCTTCTCCGGCGGCGAGCAGAACTACGCCGACATCGTCTTCCTTGAAGACCAGCAAGGCCGCCAGCTCCCGACCGACAAATCCGCCGCCAGCATGGTGCTGACTGTCGCCGATGACCCGTCTCTGCCCTATGTAGCCGTCGTTACGGCCGCCGATTCCGCGAAGTCAATGCAAGCCGCTCGCCTGAATCTGCCAGGTACCGACAAGTTGTATTACGGCGCCTACACATCGTTCTCTCTGCAGCCGGCGGTCTCCCGCAACAACCTGCTGACTCGCACCGTCTCCTTGGCGCTGCAAGCAGCACCTACCCGCTACCTGTCGTAAGGAATCCTCATGGCAAAGTTTTCCATCGCGCCGAAACCGACGTTCACCGTTGATGTTTCCATTCCGCAGGTTGGCGGCACGCCGGCAATGGTGCCGTTCACGTTCAAGTACCGCGACCGTACGGCGCTGGCTGAGCTGTTCGACTCATGGAAGGAAAAGGCGGAGGCCATCGGCGAGCGCTTCAAGGGTACACAGCCCTCCCTTTCCGAAGTAACCGCGGCCGAAGTCGAGCAGGGCGCTGATCAAATCAAGGACTTGGTCGTGTCGTGGGGCTTTGACGACGAGCTTTGCGACGAGTCAATCACTGCGCTGGTGAAGAGCTGCATCGGCGTATCAGATGAGGTGGTTAAGGCCTACAGCGAAGCGTTTGGGAAGGCCCGCCTGGGAAACTAACCGATGCCGCGCGCGCACTGTACGAGCCGACCGCTGAGGCCGGCGTTCTTTCAGTGTTTGGCCTTTCTCCGTCGGACGTCGATGACTCCTTCGAGGTCTGGCCTGACAACTGGAAGTCATTTCTCGTCATGGACTCGATGTGGACTCAGTGGCGTACAGGCGCATGCGGCGCAACCGGTCTCGATTATGGCGTCCTTCCAAATGTGATGCGGCTCGTCGGCGTACCGGCGAAGGATCGCCCCGGCGTGTTTCAGGACATCCGCGTAATGGAATCGGAAGCCATCGCAGTCATGGCCGAAGCCCGCGACAACAGCCCGTGAAGACGGGCACTTATTCAAGGTGAGTCGATGAACATTGCAGAACTCGGCATTAAGGTCGACTCGGCTGATGCTGCCCAGGCTGCGACCGATCTCGACAAGCTGACCAAGGCTGGCGATCGCGCCGAGCAGTCCGCCGTCGGCCTGATGAAAGAGATGGAAGCGCTGGAGAAGTCGCTGTCGAAAGGCGCGACCACCACGCAGGAGCTAGCCAAGCAGCGCGAGAGTCTGGCGAAACTCGCCAAGACCGGTGCTTATGGCGAAGCGGAATTCTCCAAAGTCACCGCGCAGCTCGATAAGCAGCAAGTGGCTTTGGCAAAGTCGACGCTGGATGAACAGAAGGCGCTGAACAGCCTGCTCGGCGCAATCGATCCGGCCCGCGCTTCGATAGCGAAGCTGGATACGCAGGTCGAGCAACTGGGCAAACACCTGGACGCGGGCCGCATCAGCCAAGACCAGTACAATTCTGCTCTTAGCAAGATCGACGGCAACTATGCGGCTCTGGAGAAAACTGCCACCGGTTTCGACCGGCTGAAGCTGGGTACCCGTCAGGCGCAGGAAAACGTTGTTCAACTCGGTAATGCGCTTTCGTCTGGTGACTGGGGTAGCGGTGTTCGTGCCGTCGCTCAGTTGGGCGCAGGTGCCGGTAGCGCCGCGATTGGATTCGCCGCCATTGCCGCTCCGCTTGCCTTGGCCGCTGCCGGTATCGCCGTCCTCACAAACGCTTATTACCAGGGAACCAAAGAGGCGAGCGAGTACAACAAGGCGTTGACGCTCACCGGCAACTTCGCCGGGACCAGTGCCGGGCAGCTTTCCGAGATGGCCCGTCAGGTCAGTGCTACGGTAGGCACAACTGGCGCGGCCGCAGAAGTGCTGGCGACTTTGGCCGGCAATGGAAAGCTGGCCAGTGGCAGTTTCGTCGAGATCTCCGAAGCTGCCCTGGCAATGGAGAAAGCCACCGGCAAGTCAGTCGATGCAACCATCGCCGAGTTCGTGAAAATTGCTGAAGATCCGGTGGCTGCTGCCAAGTCACTCAACGAGCAATATCACTTTTTGACCGCGTCGGTTTATTCGCAGATTGTTGCTCTGAAAGAGCAGGGCGATGAGATCGGCGCGACCAAGCTGCTCACTGATACCTATGCCGAGACCGTAAAAGGCCGAGCAGGGGAGATCACGCAGAACCTTGGGGTTGTTGAAAAAGCCTGGGCGGCTATCCGTGGCGAAACTGCGAAGACTCTTGATGCGCTGAAGAACGTCGGGCGTGAACAAGATGAGCAGTTGCGGGTCGCTGAGCTCACTCAAAAACTGGCTTATCTGCAATCGACAGTCGGTACCGGTTATGAGGATAGCGATGCGAAAGACCGCATCACGGCGATCACGGATGAACTGAGCTTCCTGAAGGACAAGCGGGACGCAAGCGCTGACATTGCGAAGTATGACGCCGACACGGCTAAGGCTCAGCAAGACGCTGTTTCCGCGATGTCGAAAGTTGATGCTCTCACCAAGTCGTCGCTGACCAATGAACAGAAGCGCGCCGAGGCGATCAAGGACTACAAGAAAAGCCTGGATGATATTCGGAAGGTCAACCCGAACGACTCCCGACTCGATCCTGCCGCGGTCGCCAAGAACATGGCGAACCTCAACGACAAATTCAAGGATCCGAAGGCTGCCGCCGGCAGCGTCGACCTGACCAGCTTCAACAACGCGAAGAATGTATTGGCCGAAACCCTGGCCTACTACAAAAACGCGGATAAGGAGCTCGAAGCCTCTCAGCGGGCTGGGGTTATCTCTCAGGCCAGCTACACCGAGCAACGCGTCAGTCTGCTGCAGCAGGAGGCTTCCGAAGTCGCTCAGAGCTATCAGTCAGAAATCGACGCGCTCGAAGCGGCCAAGGCCAAAAAGGGCACGACCGCGGCGCAGGTCATCCAGATCGATCAGAAGATCGCCGATGCCCGCAGCGCCATGGTCAAGGCTCAGCGGGATGCTGACACCGAGCTGAATGTTCTGCAGAAAAACGAAGAAGGTCGGGTCAAGAAGCAAACTGCGGCCTCGGAAGCGTATGTCGCTCAGCTCGAACGCCAACGCGCCGCGCTTGAAGCATCTGGCACGCGAGCAGCAAATGGTCTCGGCCTGGGAGATCGTCAGCAAGGTCTTCAAAACAGCCTCGACGGGGCGACAGACAAGTTTAATGAGGAGCGCGCCAAGCTGCTGGATCGTCGCCGGACGGCTCCAGACAAGTACAGCATGGATGACTATCAGAAGGATCTGGCGAACCTCGAAACCGCTGAGGACCGTTATCGGGCAACCGTGGTCGGCAACTACGACAAGATGTCTGTAGCCCAGTCCGACTGGCAATCCGGTGCTACATCGGCCTTCGCGAACTACCTGGACAGCGCGAATAACGTGGCCGGGCAGGCGAAAAGCCTGTTCACCAATGCCTTCAGCTCGATGGAAGATGCGATCGTCAATTTCGCCATGACCGGGAAGCTGTCGTTCGCAGACTTTGCTAAATCGATTCTCGCTGACATGGCACGCATCGCTACTCGTCAGGCCAGTTCGTCGGCGCTGAGCGGTTTGTTTGGTCTGGCGGCTACTGCTGCGAGCTCCTACTTCGGCGGCGGTACGACGTCTGCCGGCTCCACGCAGGCGGGCTACACAGGATCGGACTACTCAAATTGGGTGGGCGCCCAAGCCAAAGGCGGCGCCTGGTCCAGCGGCGTGCAGATGTTCGCCAATGGCGGCGCCTTCACCAACAGTATCGTCAGCAAGCCAACGGCATTCGGTATGGCCAATGGTAAAACCGGTGTGATGGGCGAGGCTGGCGAAGAGGCAATTGTTCCGCTGGCTCGTGACTCGCAAGGGCGCCTTGGTATCCGCGGCGGAAGCAGCGCAACACCGATCACCATGACCTTCTACTTCGACGCAGCTGATAACGGCGCGAGCACAATCCCAGATCCGGCGAAATTGGCTGAGGCGATGAAGGTTGTCGCACAGCAGGAAATCGCGCGGCAGCGCCGTAACGGCGGGCAACTCGCTTAAGGAGGCGTCATGCCGACATTCACATGGGTTCCGACCTACGACGCCACCAAGACGATCACCCCGACGGTCAAGGTCATCAAGTTCGGCGATGGGTACGAGCAGCGGCAGGGAACCGGTATCAACCGACAGCCGCGCAAGCTCGCTCTGAGCTTCAAGCGGCCCAAGGCGGAGATCGAAGCCATCGATGCCTTTCTCAAGGCCCGAGGCGCAATTGAATCCTTCGACTACACGCACTCCGGCCAATCGACAGGGAAGTATGTCTGCCGTGAGTGGGTCCGCACCAACATCGCCAAGGGTGTTGACGGCCTGTCCATGACTTTTGATGAGGTGTTCGAATGAGTGAACTTCAAGGTCAGCTCTCGCTCGCGAAGGGCCTGACGATATGGGAAGGCTTTGAGTTGGTGCTGCCCGGCCAAACGATCCGCTTTCACGCCGGAACCAACGAACTGTCGGGCTCCGTCGTATGGCAGGGCAACACATACACCCCTTGGCCAATCAATGCTGCCGAGTTCGCCACGCCCAGCCAGGGATCACCGGCCAGACCAAAGCTTCAGGTCGGCAATTTCGGCGGGAACATTTCAGCGTTGTGCCGGGCGTATGAAGACCTGCTCGCGGTCAAGCTGAAACGCCGCCGCACGCTGGTCAAGTACCTTGATGCGGTTAACTTTTCCGCCGGCAACCCTACGGCAAACCCGGCCGAAGAGTATCCGGTCGAAACCTGGATCATCACGCGCAAGGTTAACGAGACGCCGGCCGCGATCGAGTTCGAGCTTGGCTCACCGCTCGACCTGCAGGGTGTCAAGCTCCCACGTCGTCAGGTGGTGGCAGGCACCTGCCTCTGGGCCTATCGCTCGGGCGAATGCGGTTACGCCGGCGGGCCGGTGGCGGACTATGCCAACCGCCCGACCAGCAATCTCGCATTAGATCAGTGCAGTCGCACCATGACTGGCTGCAAGATGCGCTTCGGCGCTAATGGCGAGTTGCCGTTTGGTGGCTTTCCGGGTATCGCTCGCGTGCCGAGGCTTTGATCATGAGTGAAGCATTCAACAAATGCCGCGCTGACGCCGAGGCGCATGCGCTGGCCGAGTATCCGCGCGAAGCTGTGGGCCTTGTCATCAATTCCCGCGGCAAGCCTCGGTATGTTCCATGCCGCAACCAGTCGGAAGAGCTGGATCATTTCATCCTGCACCCTGAAGACTATGCTGCCGCTGAAGACTTGGGCGCCATCATCGTCATTGTCCACTCGCACCCTGACGCCGGCCCAGAGCCCAGCCTGCACGATATTGCCAGCCACGCGGTCAGCCGCATGGCGTGGTGGATTGTCGGGTTGAAGGGTGGCGTCTCAACTTGGCATGAGATGCCGGCCGCTGGTGAAATGCCGCTGGAGGGCAGGGTCTTTGTCCACGGAGCAATCGACTGTTACACCCTTATCCGCGACTACTACCGCCAAGAGCGAGGTATCACGCTGATGGATTTCCACCGCAAGGATGACTGGTGGCACAGCGGCGAGAACCTGTACGTCGAGAACTTCACCAAGGCCGGGTTCGTTGAGGTCGAC